GCGGCGACATAGAAATCCCATGCTTCCAGATCAAGGGGGCTTGCCCCGTCTTGCTCGTTATTGAACACACAGAAGACATACACGTCTGCATGGCGCTTCGGAGCATTGCTGCCATTCTCCCAGTCTATTTTCTGAGCGACATCGAAGACGAGAGAAGACGGCTTGCGCTGCTTCCAAACCTGACGGTAGGCTGATGTTTTGACCTCGATCTTGCATCCATACTGCGTGAGAATATCGAATACTCGCCAGCCGCTGCGGCGCTCATCTGCGACGGAATCGCCGAGCGCAGTGGCGACGATAAACTCACCGAGCGCTGCACGTATCAGGTTGTCGTTGAGGTCTGCCCCCATCCAGCACCAGAAGTCGAGAACTTGCGCGGATGTATCAATACCATTGAGTGTGAACCTCTCTTGCCCCGAAAAACGGTCAATGTTATTCACTGCGAGCATCCTTCTAATTGCCGATTTTGCGGTCACTTGCTATCATCTGAAATCATCTGCTTGCAGAAATTCAATACTGCACAATTCCACATAGCGGAAACTATGCACTTTTTACTGCTGAAATCATCTGAAATCATTTGCTATCAGGTGCTTGCAATAGTCCCCGTAATCCAATCCAATCGTATTCGGAATCCTATTCGTAATCCGAATCTATTTATTGCAAGGAACGATCTTTGATCGCTCCTTGCCAGCCGATGGCGTCATTGTCGTTGACGCATTGATTCAGACAACGTAGCTTTTCACGATAAGCTGCGTTCAGAACCTCGACTTTTCCGGAGACGTCGAGCCGGTCGAAAATTCGAGCGAGTTCTTCGCAGTCTTCCGTCCAGCTCCGGTCTTTGACATAGTTGCTGCTGGTGGTTTTCATGGTGGCCCCTTCTTTCGATTCTTGTATTCGATTCTTGTAATCTGAGAGACACACGACATTAGCCAACGTGCGTTTCAGCCAATCCCTTTTCCGCCGCCGCACGGCGCTGTTCTTGGAGAGCTGTTGCTCTGACAATTTCCCTGCCGTCGGCGTCAAGGGACCTGTACCGTTCGAGCAGAACAGCTTCATCTTCGGTGAGAACTTTGGCCAGGTCGACTTTGGCCTCTTCGCCGGTGACGAGAAAAGCGATTGACACGCCCAGGTATTCGCAAATCTGCGGGAGGTAT